TTTTTAGCCCTTAACATTATTGAAATAGCATGAAGATAATACAATATATACCCGATAAAGATACTTTGATTTCTCTATGATTTACTCATATCAAGTGAAGTATGTATTCATTTTGAGATTGCCTTGAGCTTATGAGAGATATTCCCGATGGGAGTATAGATGCAATTATCACAGAATAACTTGCTTCCCTATAATAAATTGATATACTATGTATATTACAACTAACAAATGGGATATGAACAAAGAAGAAGTTATAAAATTATATACTGAGTGAAAGTCTATGAGACAAATAGCAATAAAGTATAATACAAATCATAAACTAATATCAAGAATACTTAAATGATGAGATATTAAAACAAGAGAGCCATTGAATTTAAGATGAAAGAAGAAGTTTGAATCATACAACGAAAGACTATATAATAATATGGCAAAACACCTTCGTTTTGATATAGACCATAAATGGCTAATGCGATTTGAAGATATAAATAAAGTAAAAGTGTTGAATAAGTGTATATCTATGAGGGATAAAAGATGGAGAATGAATACAGAATGGTACAAAGAATATTTATTAAAATTTTACTATGATGAGCAATTCAACTTAATTTATGTGAAATGGGTAGAGTCCTGATATGATTATTATATGCAACCATCTATTGACCATATAAATCCAAAAGCAAATTGATGAGATAATAACATTGATAATCTACAATTTCTCACTTGGTTTGAAAATAGATGTAAAAATGATATGAATCAGGAAGAATGGAATTTACTTAAAAATAATATAACCAAATATTTTATATGAAACTAACCGAACTACAAAATAGTACGGAGGTTGCAAATGGAATTGCCATACTTTGAGACTGTCTCGAAGTTATGAAATCCATTGATAGTGGCTCTATTGATGCCATTATCTGCGACCCTCCGTACTGATAATTGAACAACAGCTTGCAAATGGGATACAGTTATACCTTTTGAGCCTATGTGGGAACAACTGAAAAGAATAATTAAACCAAACGGAGCTATAGTATTATTTGGGAGTGAGCCATTTAGCTCAGCTCTCCGAATGAGTAATATAAAACAGTATAAGTATGATTGGAAATGGATAAAAAATACTTGAAGTAATTTTCTTCATTGTTATGATTCACCAATTAGAAATTATGAGGATATATTAGTTTTTATAAAAGATACTGATAATTCAGGAATAATTCAGGAATTGAAAAAAGTTGTAGAAATGTATTGAACAAAATATATTGAAGAATTATTTAATAAAGAATGAAGATATTGAACTTTAACATCAGCTAAAACACATTTTAGATTCAAGTTTTGATTACACAAAACACGTTTTGATATTATGGATAAAAAGTTATTTGATTTTTTATCTCAATATATATCTTTCCCGTTTGAATATAATTCATATATACAGAAAAATATAAAATACAATCCACAGGGAATTATCAAAAGTGATTTACAAAAAATTGTATGAAAAAAACCTCAGCATATATGAGAAAGAAAGAACCAAGAGTGAAAGGTATATATACAAGAATTTACTAACTTTCCAAAAAGTATTTTAGATTTCAAAACTGAAAAGTGATTTCACCCAACTCAAAAACCAGTAGCACTCATAGAATACCTAATAAGAACATACACAAATGAATGAGAGACAGTTTTAGACTTCACTGCTTGAAGTGGAACGACTTGAGTAGCTTCGCAGAATACTAACAGAAAATGGATATGTATAGAGAAGGATGAAAAATACTATAATATCGGTATAAATCGTATCAATAACATTTAATTTTTATGACAGAAATAATAACCACACAACCACTTTGCTGGATTCTCGATAATGAGGGAAATAGACACTACAAAGAGTGTTCTCTTGAAGAACTACAGCAAGCCAGAACCTACAAAACAGACATTCTCACAGCAGAAGATGAAGTATTGACCGATTATCAAATCGCGAAATACTGAAAAGCTGATATTGTCGATAGATTTCTATATTTTGCACTTCCGAAATATCCAAAGAAGATAAAAGATAGATTCAAAATATCAGTATCAAATATGCCAAAAGAGCGAAGAAAAGAGCTTTCTTATGAGGCAATAAAAACCACAATAGATTCATGGATAAAAGAAGAACAATATTATTCATAACATTTTCACAGATGGAACAACCATTTCAAGAAGAGTCTTCACAAGAAGAACCAACATCATCACCAGAATGAAACAAATGATCACCAGCGGTCAATGTAGCATCAAAGAACTGGAAAGCATGACTTGCTTTCTGAAAAGTTGCACCAATGCCACAGAAAGGCTGGAAAAAGGAATTCAATCAGTTTCCGATTCAGACAATGGAAAAGAAACAGCCTCAGAAGAAAATCAAAACTGTTGAACCTGATGAACCAGAAGAGAAACCAAATGTGAGAAAAGAGCTCAAGAGAACACCGCTCAAGCGGTCAACTGTTCCACTCAGGAAAACCCCTCTTGCACCAATAGGGAAAAAGAAGAAAGAGCGGTTGAAGAATGAATGATCTGAAGTTGATGTGTTTCTTGAGAAATGGAACACTTGTGACAGGATTTGTGAAGTATGCTGAAAAGAGGTGAAGAATGCTTTCATGAACTGAAGACTTGTGAAGCCACAATGTTTTCCACATAAACTTTCAAAATGAAGATACCCTGAATATAGATATAATATAAAAAATATATCAATTTGTTGTTCTATTGCTTGCCATTCTGAATTAGATTCATATAATGCTCACAAAGACAAGGAAATAATTGATTTTATAAATTCATAAATATGAAAAAATGCACAAAGTGTTGATTAAAAAAAGAGCTGTTTTCTTTTAGAAAAGATAGTTCAAAAAAAGATTGATACTATCCATCATGTAGTGATTGCTATAGAAAAAAAACATGAGCAAGAAAAATGTGAACTTTCAATTCACCAAGAAAAACACACTGATTATCTTGAAAAAAGATATATAGAGTGTATCAAAGCATGAAGGATAGGTGCACAAGAGAAAAGAATGAAGCGTATAAAAATTATTGATGAAGATGAATAGTTTGTGAGTGGTGATCATTTGAAGAATTTCTCAAAGATATGTGACAATGATTCAAAGAATGACTTGAGATTGATAGAAAAGATGTTGATTGAAATTACAACAAAGAAAATTGCAGATGGGTTGACTTATACCAGCAAGCAAGAAATAAAAGAAATGTTAGAAAGTTTTTATATAAAGGCGAATTACTCACAATACCAGAAATAAGCATAAAATATTGAATAAAGGTAGAAACATTCAGAAAAAGGATATATATTTGATATTCAGTTGAAGATGCGGTTGAATCCCCAATGCATAAAAATTCTTGAAGAAATAACAAACAGAAATCATGAGACCAATAGAAATGCAATCCAGATCAAAATATGGAAACATCAAGAAAACATATTTATGAATTACTTTTGATAGTAAAAAGGAATTCGAGAGATTTGTGCTTCTCAGAGACATGGAAAAGAGATGATTGATTTCTGATCTTCAGTGTCATGTGAAGTTTCCTTTGATCGAGACTTTCAAGCATAAAGGTCAAACAATCCTTTGAGTATCGTATGAAGCAGACTTTGTGTACAAAGATTGTGAACAAAATATCATTGTTGAAGATGTGAAATCAAAGGCAACAAAAGAAAACACTGTATATATTATAAAAAAGAAGATGCTTTTGAAACTGCATCCTGATCTTGATTTCATGGAAATATTATAAAATCATTTTACTTTCAGCAAAATATGAATATACTGTGTCCATGAGATCGAGAAAAACAGAGCACATGAAACTTTTCCACAAGTTGTGGCACTCGCTCGAAATCATAGGTTCACTTTTATTCCCTATCAATACACATATGCATAATGCATCACAGGTTCAGACATCAGAGAAAAAGCACATTCTTTTTCCGAAAAGACCAATGTTCTCAGGAAAACCAATGACAGATGACCAAGTCAAAAGTTGTCTTGAAGAAGGCGGACAAATTGGCTTCACATTCTCTTTTGCTTTTGGTTCTTAACTTTCAAAATATGTTCAGAATCATTCAACTTCTCACATTGATCTTCACTATCATTTGACTCTGAATGCACATGTGGACAATCCACAGTGTCAACCAAATCAATGAGACAACAAGATTCATGGCTTGTGATGGATATGCACATGATCAGGAATCAGCACCAGACTTCTGTTTGAATCCATAACTTTTCCACCAATGCAAAAAGAACTCACAGTTCATGAGAAAATCATGAAATACATTCTTTGAAATCCAGGCAAAGAATATCTTGTTTCAGACATTGTGTCTTTCGTTTGATACGAGGCTTGAACCAGAATTGGTGATCTATGCAGAAAATGACTTCTTTTCAAATCAGGTGAAAAAACCAGAAAGAAATGAAATCCATTTGCACTGTACAGTCTCACAGAATCATGAAAGTCATTCAAAATTCCCGAATAAATACAAATATTTTATCAATAACATCTTCTTATGGTATATGGAAAACCCCTCTGAATTCTATTCAGCATTGCAATTGGTTGAGCATTCATTCTGACCGCTCAATGAAAATCAGTTCCAAAAATAGTTCCAAAAGACTATCCAATCATCATTGGTTGCATCAATCAATATTCTTGAGAAATCAAAAAACCTCTCAACCAGACATATTCTGCTTGCTACTATTGAACAAAAGGTTGGAAAAATCTCAGGTTTCCAAGCAAAAGACAACTTCAAGACATGAAATCTGTCTTCAAGAACAGGGCTTGAGTGGTCACAGCAATGACACTCATGAATCATGAATCTCAGTTCAACCCGAAAGCAAAAGGGTGTTCAAAAAACTGATGTGACATCTGACTGTTCCAGATCAGAGAAGTCAACTGAGGTTGAAAGATGACCGAGAAACAGCAGATGGAATGGTTCAGGGATCGAAAGAAATGGCAACTTTCACCACAATGAAACTGTGATCAGCACTTGAAAAGCTGACAAGAAAGAATTCTCAGATGTGTTTTTGCTCGTCACAGAGGTGACACAGATGGTTTTGCAAAATACCCTTCAGAAAGGCTTCAGGAATGGCGGTTCTATAACTCAATAAATTTCTAATTTTTCACCACTTTTCCACCTATGAACAATCCGTTCACCACAGAGAATCAGGAATCTGATTCAACAAAAAAGTTTCCATCATGGAAATTCATCATCATTGCTCTCATGGTATCTGTTGCAATAAGCATGTGAATTTGGGCTTTTGCGATGTCTTCACCACAAAAGACCATTGATGATAAGCTTTCACAAATCAAAGAGCTCAGAGGCGAAAAAAAGACCAAAGAACAACAGGTTGAAGAACTCAAGAAAGCAATCTATGTTCTTGATCAAAAAATCATTCCTTTGAAATGTTCTGTATATTCCGAGGTTTGAGCAAAGGACACATGGGAATCTGAGTGCAGAGATGAATTTGACTCACAAACTTCAAAGATCATATCCACAACAGCTGAGAAACTTGAAGAAGCGGTTGTTCCAGAGTATCAATAATATTTTCTTGAGGATTCCACCACCTGAAAAGGTGGTCTCGCTAGAGCTACTCAAACAAGCTGAAATGGTCATTGCTTAGACCAAAGGCACAAGAGCAATAAACGGTATACGGTAGGCTTGTTTTGGTGGTGGAGTCCTCAAATAATTTCCTTATTATGCAAACATACATAAAAACAGAAGATGTTGAAAAATTAGCTTTTTCTCTCATAAAAGATTCACGACACCTAAAAAGTGCGATGAAAGAAATGACAAGAACAGAAGAAGATGAATTTATCACACGAATAGTCAGATGAAATCTGAAAGTTCTCACAAAAGATGAAATTCAATAAGAATTGCACACAAGCTCTTTCCAAAATGGAAACAGCTTGAATGGAATCCTTATTCTTAACTTTTCCACACTATGGCTGCAACTCTATATATCCAGTGAGATGAATTCATGATCTGGAATGATCTTGAAAGATGACAAATCTCAAAGAAAGAAATTTGCAAGAATTTTCTATCAATAATTGAGAGTGAATCAGAGAAATATTCAAAAAAATCAAAAGAATGGATCAAGCAGAATTTCTGGAACTGACCATATTGAGTATTTGAAGCAGAAAAGAAAATTTCAAGAATAAAAGAATCATATAATCTGAAATGGCATCTGAAACAAAGGCATGACAAATATCCAACATTTCTTGATTTTTTTTCTGATAGCAGAAATACTTCAATAATTTACAAATAAAAATGGAACAATCATTTGAAGAACTTGAACAAGAGAATGAATCTCTGAAGACAAAGGTTGAAAACCTCGAAACGAAAAATGAGAAACTTGATGATGAGATTGATGATCTCAAATGAAAAATCAGTGATCTTGAAGAAGAGAACTGAAACATGGAAGATGAGATTGAATCTCTGAGAAATGCACCACTTTGAGAAAAGTTCAATGACATCTTTGAGTTTTACAACAATATTTGGTCTGATGAAACGAAAGACAAACAGCTGATTGAAGAGATGAAAAGATTGCATGCCAATCAAGAAGACTAAAAGAAAATACAAAAAAGACTTTACTTTCAGCAAAATATGAATATACTCTCTGTACTTCATAACTTTTCCACCATGAACACAGTTTCAATCAAATATCGAGAGATTCCAACACCATGATTCCAGTCTCAATTCACTCTGATCAATAATTTCAGAATCAGAGATGATTCAATAATCTGATTTGCAAAAGATCAGCTTGTTGCACTCTATCTATACCATCCAGCAGATGACTTTGAAAAAACTGTTCTGGATGTATGGATTGAAATTGAAGGTGACTGAGAAAGCAGAATGATTTCATGGGAGGATTCAGACGAATCAGATTTTCGCCTATTCTATACAAATCTCAAATAGTATGTTCAAAAAACTTCCAAAGCAAGACTTCCTGAATCTCAGACAGGAAGTCAAAGCAAAGCTTGAAAAACTCTGATACACCATGCAGCGGTGACAGGTCGTGTTCTACATGACAGCTGACAAAAAACAGTTCAAATTCATTTTCTAACTTTTCCACATATGGCACTTCCACAGGTTTCAAAGATCAAAGAACTTCTCAAGGACTACAATCAAGAAGATGTTCAACTTTTCTGATCATACATTCAAGAATTGATTGATGACAAAGACAAAGATTGAAAAATGAAGAATTGATGGATTGCATTCAAATCTGAAAGATTCATTGCAAATTGCTTCATAAAGGTTGCGAAAGAGTGATTGAGATTTGATTGAAAACACACAACACTTCAATCAACAGGGATTTCACATGATTATGCTGCATATAGGAACAAACTCATTTTGCTATATCCAGAATCAAAAATTGATTGTGACCTTGTGTATAAATGAGACACATTCTCTTCTTCAAAAGAGTCAGGGAAAGTCACATATTCACACATCATCAATGATCCTTTTGTCAGGAAAGATGATATGATTCAGGGGTGATATGTTGTCATCAAGAATTCAAGGTGAGAGTTCATCACACTTCTCTGAAAAGATGACATTCTCAAGCACAAGGCATCATCAAAGATGCAGAATGTGTGGAACAGTTGGTTTCCAGAAATGTGCAGAAAAACTTTGATCAAGAAAGCTTGTTCATCACACTTCAAAGATGAATTCACTGGTGTTGAAGAGCAAGACAATGAAAATTATGATCCGAATATCACAACAACAGAAGAAAGAAACTATGTTGAGGAAATCAACAAGATTGACACTCTCACTGATCTGGTTGCATACTTCAAGAAGAATGAAGGGAAAGGAAAAGACTTTGCTTCTGAGTGCACCAGACGAAAAAAAGAGATTCAAGCTGCAAATGTTGATCCTGAAAAACTTCCAGAATAATTCATCAAACTATGAACACAGAAATCTTCAAAGACATTCCAGACTATGATGGAAAGTATAAAATCAGTGAGTTTTGAACTCTGATCAGCTTCAAATTCAAGAAGCAAGTTCAGCTGAAACCGAGACTTTCAAAAAGGTGATATTATGTTTTTAGATTATGGAAAAATTGAATATTCTATGATGTGAAGAGAAGCAGAATATTGTGAATAATATTCATTCAAAATCCTTTGAACCTTCCAGTTATAAATCACAAAAACTGAATAAAAACTGATGATTCACTTTGAAATCTTGAATGGTGCACACAAAAACACAATGTGAATGAATCATTCAGGATAGGAACATCAAAAAGAGAAAAATGATCTGAAAATATTCTTTCAAAGAAAATAATTCAATCAACTCTGTGATGAAATATCATTCAGGAATGGTGAAGCTTGTCAGAGGCTTCAAAATCACTTTCAATTGACCTGTGACACATATCACAATGTTGCAACAGGAAAAGAAAAAGTGCTGGTTGATTCAAGTGGGAGTTTACTTTTTAATATTTTATTTTATGCGAATTTATAAGAAAATTGAACAGCAATCACCTGAGTGGTTCGAGCTCAGAAAGTGCAAGTTGACAGCTTCTCATGCTCAAGAAATTGGGAACAATGGGAAATGACTTGAAACATACATTCTCGAAATGATGGCAGAATCATTCTCTTCAGCACCGAAAGAAATATTCTCAAATGAGCATACAGCAAGAGGGAATGAGCTTGAACCACAGGCAAGAGAAATCTATGAGCTTGTGAATATGGTCACAGTTGAAGAGGTTTCATTCATTGAAATGAATGAATTCATATGATGTTCACCAGATGGGCTTGTATGAGAAGAATGAGGGCTTGAGATCAAGTGTCAGAATGATGTGAAACACTTCAAAATGATTCTTGACTGAGTTGAGAAGCATGCTGATTCAGGGTATATTTGGCAATGTCAACATTCTCTCTGGATCACATGACGGAAGTGGTGGGATTTGGCTTTTTACAATCCAAACTTTGAACAATCACTTCTGGTTCTCAGAATATTTCCAGATGCTGAGAAGCACAAGAAACTTGAAGAAGGTTGCTTGACTGGAATCAGCAAGATCAAAGAGATCAGATCAGCTTTCAGCAAATAGTTTTTTATTTCCACATTAACTTTTCCACATATGTCATCAGAAAATGTCACATGTCCATATTGTGGATATGAAAATGAGATTGATCCAGACTGGTCAGATTTCAATGATTGAGACACCTATGAAATTGAGTGTTATGAATGTGAGATGACATTCTGATCAACTGTTCACACCTCTATTGAACTTGATTGAGACTGATTCAAGCTTGACTGCAAGAACTGACTTGATCATGACTGGTCTTGAATGGCTTTCATGTGAGATCATACAACTCGAATATGTTGATCTTGTCAAAAACATGAATTTGAGAGACCAGCAAAACCATATCCAATTCCAGAAGCTGAACAATATCATTTTAAAAAATAACTTTTCCACCATATGTGAGTATATTTCAGATATGATCAAGATCAAGAATGTTCCGAAAAAACCAGTTGATCCATCAGATCAATCAAAATGGAAAACAACCTGTGAAGACTGCTGAAAGAAAGCTCCCTTCTATAAAAATTGATATGGATGAATGAAATATATTTGCAGCTGCTGATGGTCGCTTGAAGTATAGAAAATGAAATATTCATTTGACTCACAGCAAAATATGTATATAATCCCTGTACATTATCACTAACTTTTCCACCTATGTCACAAGACACAAAAACTGGTTCAGAGACTCTGAACATGGATCAATTCAATCCAAAAAAAGCAGAGCTGATTGCACTTGCTGAAAAGCACAAAGCAGCAACTGAGATTCAGATTGTTGACAAGGCTTCATATGACAAAGTTCATGAAGCTCAAATTGAACTGAGAGACACCAGAAATGCAATCAAGGATCAATGACTTGCAATAAGAGAGAATGCAAACAAGTTCATCAAGCAAGTCACAGCAGCTGAAAAAGAGCTTCTTGCACTCATAGTGCCAACAGAAGACATTCTCATTGCCAAAAAGGAAGAATGGAAGAAGAAAGAGGAAGAAGAGAAAGAGCGAAAGCGAAAAGAGCAAGAAGAGCTTGCAAACAATAGAGTTCAAGAGCTTGCACAATACTGATACATTCATGATCTGTTTGATCTGAAAATCATGGAAGAATCAGATTTCCAAACTCTTCTTTCCGAAAAGAAAACTGCATTTGAGGAAGCTGAGAAAGCAAAGAAAGCTGCTGAAGCTGCTGCACAGAAGAAGCAAGAAAGGATCAACAAGATCAATCAAATTTGACTCTATTGGCAACCAGCACTTCAAGCATACTATTCAAATGAACTTCAAAAAATAGTCATCACT